CTTACCGGAAGTGTCATTAGAACCTCGCCCTTAGCTCATGCTCTGTCTCAAGCGTGTTTATCACAAACCCGCCGTAAGTAGAGGTTATGGTTAACCCGATATATTTGCCCCACTGTTGGGCATCGCTTTTGTAGAGGTAATAACCGTTGGTAAAGTCCCATGGGATAATGGATGAGACGTTGTTGACCCACGGTATAAAAGCGCCAGATGAATTAAACCAAGGCACTTGGTTCGTTAGCGTGTAAATCGGGCTTGAGTTAACTTGACTGTCAACGGTGACGTTTAACACGCCGCTATTGGTCAAAGTGGCTTCAATGCCAAATTTCAGGGCTTGTTTGTCTCGTATAATATCGCCCATAGTCCACAGCGCGCTTTGCACGTTTGACGATATACTGGATGTGCTGCTTTGGTATAGCTTAACCAGTGATGTACCGTCAGTGCCGTAGATCGAAGGCACCCCACCAACCGGAACGCCGTTAATATATTTGATAGTGCCTTGGCTAGTCAGGAACCATTTTTTGTCAAAAAACACTGCTTGAAGCGGGCGCGTTCCTTGCGCAGGATCTTGGTAGTAAAAATTAAACGCAGCGCAAAGAATGCCGTTCAGCAGCACCTGACCGCCACTTACAGGCTGCGAAAAATCAATGAGCGGAAATATGCCATCCAAAGCGTCAGACAACTTCGTTGTCGTAGAACCCACCAACGCATAAACGCCGTAGTCATTCATAAACAAAACGCTGCGGAAGTATGGGAACAAACTGTAGACGCGTTTAGTGCCAACAGACGCACTGACGTTGGTGTTGGTGAAGATCGTTGTGCCGTTGCTCTGAACGCGAACGTCAGAAAACACGTTGATGCTGTCGTCACCAAAAATGTAGAGGAAGTTGTTGGCCGAAAGTAGGCCCTGAATGTTGCCGTGCAGCGTTTCGTCGGTCAGCGTGACAGAACCCGCAGAAACGGTCACAAAGTCGCTGTAAGAGCCTGCGGCGGAGTAATACACCGTGCGCCCTTGAGCCACCCACACGCGCCCCGAGAACGTCGCCACGTCTATGTTTGGGCTAGTGCTGGCAACCGCCGTAGCAATGGCTCCTGAACCCGTAGAATCGGTAATAGAGACAGACGGGTTGGACGTGTAACCGTTGCCCAAGTTAGTCATCACAATCTGCGTGATAACATTGGCGACAACAACCGCTTTGGCAGCCGCATTTGCGCCACCACCACCGGAAATAGTGACCGTGGGAGTGGCGCTATAACCTGTGCCACCGCTTTGAAGGTTTACAACAACAGTGCCGGTCGCAAAGCTAATGTAACTAGCAACCGCAGTTGCGCTTGATCCACCACCACCGCTCAAAGTCACTGTTACCGGCCCTGTGTAGCCAGAACCGGCGTTAGTCAAAGTGATGGAAGATACCGCAGTGCCGGTAAGCGATACCTGGGCCGTAGCTTGAACGCCGTTTGCGTCATTCGGCGCGCTAATAGATACAGACGGTGCGCTAGTATAGCCGGTTCCAGGGTTGGTAATTGCGATCGTGCCAACGGAGCCAATGGCGACTACGTTATTACCATTCCAACTATACAACCCGTTTGCCGGGTCAAGAATCAACAAACGCTCATTTTTCCATTGAGCCGAGCGCAATCCCGATCCACTAAACTTACCCGCAGATGCAATAGTGCCTTTAGTCGCCGTTTGGATATTAAAATCCTCAGCTGCGCCGTTGCTCTGGAATGAAAGCAAGTAGTCAGACAAATTGATATTAGACGACGTAAAATAAGTTGTCGCCGTGGTCCAGGTAACTACATTGCCGCCGCTGTTTGTGACTGAGATCTGAGCCGGGACAATCTTAAGATTGCCTGAACCAATAGGCATCGCATTCTCAAGCCACGAAAATTCGTTCTCAGGAATTGCCGTGCGATTGGCGTGAGTATTGATACCCCTAAAGTCTTTGATGACCAGATACTGTTTGCGCTGCTCTGCCGACGCCATAGGTTAATACCCTGAGCTATACGGATTAGGCAGCCTGCGCGTAAATGTGCCAGCAAGCACGTTCTGCACTTTTTTGATGTATTCGTTCTTGAAGATCTCGGACTCGCCGTAAGACTGCTCTTTGTATTTGGCAGTATGGCAAGCGTAGTAAGCCACTGGAGAAGTCCAAGGATCGGGAATAGGGTCTACGTCCGACAAGTTTACGAGCGGCACTGGCTCAATAACCGTGTCGATTTCCATTGCATAAACTTGGTCAGGCACCGGACCAAGGTAAAAGGTCTGAGTGCCATACATGGTGAACGCGATTGGGCGTCCAATGTAGTTCTGCCAATAGCGAAGCTGCGCGTTGAAATCACTCCACGCCAGATAGCGCAAAGGAACGCGGCTGTTGCCCCAATACAGGTTGATGTTCACGATATCCATCGTCTGCGCACCCTGCGGCATTGATGAAAACGTGTAGATCTCTTGGCTGGTGACGGTATTCAACATCTGAATGGTGCGAAGGCAGCCGGTATCGCGCACCAAGCGATTTCTCGCTTCGTTGATGTAGTCAGTCAGTTCATTGGTCGAATAAAAGTTGGCGTTAGCGTCGTGCAGAAGCCTCTGGCACTGCGTAATGTAGTTTTGAAGCGTCGTGGACATGCGCCCTCCTCATTATCGAGTGGCGTGAAGCGTCTTTACTCCCCCAACAACCCTGTGACGGGCTGAAGGGGGAGCATTGACCGTCGCCGGGGACAACGAACGACGATTCTGAGGCGCATCCTCACTGATTTGAATCTCAGCAAGGCGCACCAATCCCTGCGGAACGTCATTTGACGTTTTAACCCAGCCCAAACGGGTCAAAAACGGCGCTTTATCTTCAATCTGATAGCCAAAAGTAGCGCGGGCCACTTCTACAGGAACTTCAACAGAGGTCTGAGGCGGAAATTTGAAAATTTCCCCGTCCCAAGAACCCTGCAAGAAGTCAGAACCCGTATTAGTGACCCACACTTTGTCCATCAGAAACTTACCACGTCGCCCCAAACGCTAATGTTCACCGAGGTATTGGCGACAGCAACGCCAACCTTAACGAACAAAGCATTTGCAGTGTAGGCAGTAGTGGCCGCACCGGAGGCAAGCGTCAGGTCTTGCCAAGTATTGGCAGCAGTGACGTTACCTAGCGTCTGCCCAGCAGCCGTCGTCACCGCGTTTGACGTGTTACCGTCGTTGCTGGTGAGGATGGTCACATTGGCAGTAGCCAAAGACGGAACTGTGCCGCCCGCAGTGTTGGCAGGGTTTGTCACCGTAATGCGACGGATGATGTAAGAGCCAGTGCTACCAACGCCGCCCGAAAGAATCGGGAGGGTCGCAACCGCATTGCCAGTGCTTGCCAACGAAGTCGCTGGCGAGAAAGACACACGAAAAGACCCAAAAGCGTCTTGGTAAAACTGACCTACGGAATCAGGATTAGCCATCGGTCACTCCTTTAGGAAGTGAAGGTTCCAGAAGCCGCCTGACCGCCATTCACCGTCAACAACGTGACCGTCTGAGTGCCGGTGACGGCGTTCGCGCGGACGTTGAAACCGTCAGAGAACAGAACGCCGCCAGTGTTGTTAGCAAGGAGCGTGCTCCAGCTATTCGCACTACCAGTGTAGTTGTTCACCTCAATGGTGACGTTAGCAGCCGGAAGCATGAGATACATGCCAGCTGGGACAAACTGCGAGTTAAGCATCGCAGTCGAGTTGCCCGCGCCAACATTCGCCACCGATACCGGCTGAAAATACGCCGCCGCCGAGTTGGCGCTGACGTTGTTGACGAGGATCCTGTTAAGAGCGAGTGCCATTGACTAACTCCTTAGATCGAAAGGCTGTTGTAGCCGGTGACTTTGGTCATAGAACGCGGCTTGGTGTTAACCAATTCCGCAATCATCAGAACCGCACCGACATAACCAATTTGCCAATTCGGCAAAGTGGACTCAAAACCCGTAAACACAAACGAACCCTGCTCATGGATATAGAGCGACAAATAGTTCGTGTTCAGGAAGTAAACCGTGCCTTCAGGGCAATACGGGTCCGGGTAAACCGGAACGCCGGCAACCATCAGAGCGCGGAACGCAGCCTGCGGGCCATTGGCATCAGTGTCAAAGCCGTGACCCGGCGTAATGACATACTGCTCCTGACCAACATAGTCCTGCGCCAGAAGTGTCCAAGTGCCAAAGCCGCAAACCGCAAAGGTCGGAACTTCAGCGCCATTCTTCACGGTGCCGGAAATGTATTGCAAGATGTTCTGACGAGTCGGGTTCACCGAACCAGCCGCATACACCTTCGAGCGCCACCAAGTGTTCTGAGTGGTCGAGCGAGTGATGTTGCCGTAAGTCGCAGTGCCAGTGCCATCATCAACCGCCGCTG